GCGTACTAGAGCGTGAACTACGCCTTGGTGCTCGTTACCCTGAGTCTCGCTCAGGTAACATTGACGCTTCCGTTGTTACAGGTCGTGGCGTACAAGCGCTACAGGCTGGATTTGATACACAGATCAAAGCAGCACAAGCACAGTTTGCTCGACTATTTACAGAACTTGCATCAATCTGCTTTGAAGCAGATGAGAAAGTATTTGGCGGTATCCCTAAGACTATTAAGGGAACTGACGATGGAACACCTTATGTACTCAAGTACATCCCATCACGCGATATTAAGGGTGAATACGGCGTAGATGTCCGTTACGGAATTATGTCAGGTATGGATCCTAACCGTGCCATCATTGCTTTACTACAAATGCGTTCAGACAAACTCGTCTCACGTGACTATGTGCGTCGTGAGATACCGATGGACCTTAACGTTACACAAGAGGAACAACGTGTTGACATTGAAGAAATGCGCGACTCTTTGCGCGTTGCTGTTGCTCAGTATGCTCAGGCAATTCCGGCTCTCGCGGCGCAGGGCCAAGACCCTTCCGAGATTATCAGCCGTATCGCAACTGTTATCCAAGGTCGCCAAAAAGGGCAGTCGCTAGAGAACATTATCGAAAAAGCATTTGCACCAGAACCAGCACCAACCCAAGAGATGCCACCAATGGCACCAGGTATGGAACAACAGAATCCAGCAGCAGGTGTGGCCCCCGCCTCAGCCTCAGCGCAACCAATACAACCTCAAGGTGGTGCGGCCCCTGCTGCTGGTCAACGTCCAGATATAGCTCAACTACTAGCCGGCATCACCGGCGCAGCATAAGCAGGGGAGGTGTAAATATGAACAAAGGATCACGCGCAGCCGCACCAATGGCACAGCCAAAGGAAGGCAAGATGGATACTTCAAAGCCAAAAGGTGGCAAAGTATTCTTCGGAATGATGCCAGCAGGTCGCCCAGGCAAGAAGACAACAAAGGGTTAAATATTATTCGGGAAGGTGTACTGGATTATGAATAACAATAAAATACCACGTCCAGTACACCGTTCTGATTTCTTAGTAATCCTTGCAGGTTTCTTTCATAACCTAATGCAAACACTTGAAACACTTAGTGCAGAATTATTTGAACTATCTATTTATCACGCAAACCGTAAGACCGAAACTTCTCAAGCGTGGGAAGCAATGGCACAGGATCTAGAAACGTTAGGGGAAGACAAGTGACAACAGCACCAATGAATCCACTTGCTGGCCCTGCCGGTCCTGGAAAGTACTCCACTCGTACCGATAACCTAGAGATGGGTTCTATCGCTTACGGTGAAGGCGTAGAGACAGCCGCTATTAAGTCCGGCGCTCCGCTTGCTTCAACACCAGATGTTAAGCCACAATCAATAACTCCATTATTTGCAATGTCAGATGAGACTCGACCAATCACTGCCGGCCTAGATCGCGGTCCTGGTCCTGGATCAGAAGCGTTAATGATGGGTAAGTCTTCAGTTAAACTTTCAGATTCTTTAGTTGCTCTACTTCCATATGATACTACTGGTGAGATAGCGGTCTTATACCAAGAAGCATTAGCGCAAGGTAACTAATGGCTGATAACCTAAAAGCAGCAGCACTGGCTGCTAACTTACAGGGAGAGCAGAAGAAACAAGTTGACGATCTGGTCAAAGCTCTTTTTGCACATAAAGAATTATCCAATCTTCCTAAAGAAGTAGCTGCAGCACAATTTGCAAAAAAACCAGTAGATCAACAACAAGACCTTATTAAAAAATTTGGAACAGAAGATCCAACAACTAAGCCATCTCGTGGTTGGCTTGGAAGTGCTTGGCACTATACTGCCGCTTATAATCCAGTAACTTTGCTATTTAAGGGTGCTATTGAAGTATCTGATGCAATGACTCGCGCTTATCGCGCTGTTGCCATTCCGCTATCTCAAGGCGAAATAGGTTTTGCTTGGGATAAAGCAAGCGATAAAGGCGACAAAATTTTTAATGAAGGACGTATTGAAGACGCCAAAACAAAGTATGGTCGCGACGCAGTAGATATTGCTATGCGTATCAAGGGTGGCGAAGATGTATCAAAGACCCTTGCAACAGCAACACCTGAACAACAGAAGTATATTATGTTGTCAGACCCACGTAACACAACTATTCCAGGTGTGCAAAACCTAGAAAAAGAACGCGATCTATTTAATGAAACACTTGGAGCAGTAGATCGAGCCAAGTTCTCACCTGGTCGTCAGTTTGCAAATTTAATCCTGCCTGAAGCACTTGAGAAGAACGGTTTAGCCTACGGATTAGTCTCCGGTTCAGCAGATGCCGCATATAGACTATTTGCAGATCCGCTTGTGGTTGCATCAAAACTACGCACTTTATATGTAGTAAGCAAGTACTCACTTGATGTTGTTACCAAGGGTGAAAAAGTAGCAGAGTATTTTGCTAATCCAAATGCTGCAAACTTTTGGAATGAATACGGAACTGCCTTGGCTAAATACACCGGACTTCAAAAATCTAATAGTAAAGGTAAAGATTTAGTAGAAGCGCGTGATACTCTTAAAAGACTGGCACCTGAGTTTGGTCAAGAAGTAATTAGAGTATTCCAAAAGGCTGAAATAGTAGATGCTAATACAGCAAAAGGTTTCTTGTTAAATACAGAAGAAGCTGTTAACTTGCTAAAAGGATCTGTTGGGCGTAAGCGTATTATCCTTCCGCGTTTAGATGCAGCACGTAAAACACGTATAGCAATCGTTTCTGGTGCTGATAGGTTTATTAACATCGACAAATTTGCTCCTAGAATTATAGATGACTTATACGGTCAACTATCAGATACAGATGGAATCCGTAAGACACTTACAGAAGATGCAACACTTCTTGGCGAAAAGATAAAGCAATCTAGAGAATTAAAAGAATTTATACGTTTGCCATCTAGAGCAATCGGAATACGTTTAGATAAGTTTAAGTCTAAGTTTAACATTGCTCCTATGTTCAAAGATGATGTATTTGATGTAACTGCATCAGATGCCTCAACTCAGGTTTATCGCTTAGCCCGTCTTGTAATGACTAAAAATGATGCAAAAATGATTTCAGAAACTTTTGAAGCAGCAGCAGATGATATTGGTCTACGCAAAGAAATGGTCAAAGGCATCTGGGGAACTATCGCAGAGGCACGCGGTCTAAACCTTACAGAAGCTGGTCAAAAGATTGTTAACCAGACTATTACTAAAGGTGACTCTAAATTTTCTGTAGCAAACTTTGCTGATGACTTTCAAGATCTTGGCGCATTGCCATCTGACTATAATCCTTTTATGACTACACCTAGTCTGGTAGATATAGATCGAGCAGCAGCACGCAGCGGTCTTATCAACAAGATGTTTGGTCAGGCTAACAAGGGATGGGTAGATAATATGACCGGATACTGGTCATTCCTTACCCTTGCTGGTCCACGCTATGCTATCCGTAACGCATCTGAAGATCTAATGGTTCACCTTGCTATTGGTGGCAGCCCTTGGGGTCTTGCTAAAAGTCGTTATCTTTCTACTCGTGTTAACACAGCGCTAGAAGGCGCAAGAAAAACTGGCACTTGGTCAGATAATCCACTAGGTGGACTTCTTAGAATCCTTAATAAAAAAGAAGCAGCTAAGTTTGAGGCTCAAATTACAGCAGTTGATAATGCAATCGTTAAAGCACGCGATGAGATTAAACTTAAAAGAGAAGCAATGAAGGTTACAACAGACCCTGCTGCTAAAGCATCTATTGCTGCAGAGATTGAAACACTTAAAGCATCCGTAGTAGGTGGCGCAGTAGGTCAGACTCGTCGCATTATGGCTACATCTCTTACATCTGGACGAGTTAATCGTCTTCGCGAAAGAATGGGTATGAAGCCTATGTTTGAAGACGAGGCAGAGATCCTTGCAGAGCATCTTATCTATGGAAACTTAGATAACTCTATGTCTCTGGTATCTGAAGGTGCAAGCAACTTTGCCACCGGTGGAGACTTTATAACAAGATCTACTATTTTTACCCGTACACACGGAGTTCGTAGCGAGGCTCTTGTAATCAATGAGCCAAAGGCTGCAAAGTATGGAGTGGCAAAGGCAGATCGTGAGTATCGCGGTCGCGCACTAGGAAATCAAGATGAAGCAGCACTACTTACCTGGCTTATGCGTATTAACTATATCGCAAACGATAGGCTTGGTGCTGTTGCTATAGCAAACCTTGATAATAAAGAACTTGCCATAACAAAAATTTTAGAATGGATGGGGAATAACCCATCTTTCCGCAAAGAAGCTCAACTTGCAGCAAAAGGCATTGACGAAAGACAGCACGCTGAGATTGTTTATAATAGAGCTAAAGAAGTATTTGAAAAGCGTGGAACCAAAGCAGGCGCTAACAAAGAAGTTAACTTAGATCTTCTTAATAAGGTTCGTACTCAAAACGACCAAGGTGATTATATTATATCTGGTCAGTTATCACTAGATGATGTCTCTAAATTAGACGATGCTGATATTCCAACCTATGTACTTGGGCCTGCATTAGTTCCTTTATCAGAATCTGGTAATGTAACTGCCTCATTGATGTCAAAGGGATGGACTTGGTTAGGTCTTTCTAACTCACGTATGTCTCGTCAGCCTATGGTCTTTAATGAAATCATTAGTATCCGCAAGCAAATGAAGAAGTCTGGCTTTGAAGATGCGTATATCAAGTCAGTTGTAAGCAAGGTTGACCAAGATAACCCAAAGAAGATTGCTACAGCTACAGAACGCGCTAAGCGCCAGTTTGCAGAGATAGTTGAAGAGCGTGCAGTATCTCAAATATTGCAATATGTGGATAATCCACTGGTTCGTACACAGTTAGCCTTTGGAGCACGTAACTTCTCACGCTTCTACCGTGCTACTGAAGACTTCTATCGTCGTATGTCTCGCGTTGTTACCTATAACCCAATGGCTATTCGCAAAGCAGCGCTAACTTATGACGGAATTGCTCACAACGGTTGGATCCAAGAGGATGACCAAGGCGAAAAGTACTTTGTCTATCCTGGTATCGAACCTATTTACGCTGCAGTACGTGGTGCAATGACAGCAGTGGGCATCCCTGCTGACTTTAAGACACCATTTCCTGTGCAATTTGGAGCACAAGTCAAGATGCTTACCCCATCTTTGAACCAAGACTCTTTAATTCCTACATTTTCAGGTCCACTTGCCGGTGTATCTATGAAGGTTATATCAAACCTAGTAGATGTTGCAGGCGCACCTGGCGCTGCAGACACAATTACCCAATTTACTATGGGTAAGTATGCAGTTGACCGTTCATTTGTATCTGCTTTCTTGCCTGCTCACATAAACCGCCTGTATGAAACTATGAGTACAGATGAACGCGACTCACAGTATGCAAGCGCTTGGCGCAAAGCGGTTACATACCTTGAAGCAGGCGGTCACGGACTTAAACAAAATTATGATGAGACTGGTAACCTTATTCCTCCGTCAATTCAAGAGCAAGAAGAGTACCGTCAGCGTGTTAAGAACACTGTATTAGGTATTCTTGGTACTCGATTTGTCTACGGATTCTTTGCTCCAGCATCACCATCTATACAGCTCAAGGCAGATATGGCTAATTGGATTAAGGATAATGGTAAGGCAAACTTCAAGCAGGCTTGGAATGGTTTACTAGATCAGTATCCTGGAGATTACGACGCAGCTATGACTAAGTGGGTGGAGTTATTTCCTAACCAAATCCCGTTTACTATCCCAGAATCTGAAAAGAAAACTGTTGCTGTCATTAAGTACGCAGAAGAGTCCGGTACTTTCGTAGAGGAAAATGCAGATCTATTTAAGCGTTATCCACAAGGGGCAGCGTTTTTAATTCCCCACAAATCAGGCTTTTCTTTTGATGCCTACAAGACTATGAAAGATATGGGTCTAAAGTACAACAAGCGTGTAGATGATTACCTAAAAGAAGTACAAACAGCAGCAGACCTGCAGACTTATTACAGTAAGAAGAATGAATACGAAGTTTCTTTGACAACTAAAATTACAGACTTTGAGCGTTCAATGGCTCGTGATGAATTTCAGTCTTGGGCTAAAGTATTCAAAGCAGGGCGACCATTAGTTCAAGAAGAACTAGCAGAAGGTGGCAAAAAGGCTATCGCTCGTATTGCGGCTATTGATGATTTACGCAAGATGCTCAATGATAAGACTGTAACTACACAAGGTCCAGTACAAAGTTCTCTTAAAGAAATGCTTGATATATACGATTCTTACAAGACGCAAAAACAAGCATTAGAAAATGTTTCAGGAACCACAAACCTTGTAGCATTTATGAAAGATTCTGCAATCGTTAAGATCCGTGAACTTTCAAAGAAAAATGAAAATACTATGAGCGCATACAATACGCTATTCGCTTCACTATTGGGAGATACAAATGGCTGAGCCAACCTTTGATGCGTTTGTTAAAAATATTTATGATGGAACGCCAGAGGCACGTCTCGCACTTGCTCAACAACTTAAAACTGCTGGTTTATATTCTGGTAAAATATCCGCAAATTTTGATACTAAATACTATACTGCTCTTACTAAACTTGAAGCACTTTATCAACAGCAAGTAGCTATTAATAAAACTGTTGGGGAAACTAAACCATTAGCTCGTTATGACATACTTGCAAGCGTCCTTGCAGAAGGCGGCACCGATGATGGTGGTGCTCCAAAGACCACAACTCAGACCTACGTAACGAGTGCAACTCAAACTGCAAAGTTGCTGGATACAGTTGCTGAAGACCTATTAGGCCGTAAATTAACCAAGGCTGAAAAGAATAAATATACTCAACTAATTAATGCTGAGCAGAAAAAACAACCTTCGGTAACTACAGCCGGAAAAGGCTTTAGCAACACTCGTGGTGGCGTTGATGAGCAACAATTTATTACAGAAAAGATTGCAGCAACTGGCGAGGCTAAGACAAACCGAGCCACTGATGCTTATGCAGTTATGATGCAAGAACTTGGAGGGCTACAGTAATGGCTGAAAAGAAAACTGTTTCCTCTGCTGGTTTATCTGCTAAAGATATAAACGCTGGTATTCCTGGCGGTGGTGTGGATCCACGTAATGCTGCAGCGTATCTTAATAGTGATGACCCACGCTTAGTCGAGGCAGCACGTAGGATATTGTTAGCGCAATCATCTGGTGAAATGGATCTTAATGGTAATCCTAGTTCTGCTGTTGCCCGCAGAGAAGAATCCACTAGACTTACTACAGAGGCTGACGAAAAATTTACAGGTAAATTAGAACAAGAAGCATATGATAAAAAGGTTAAAGCAAATAAAGATGCTGAAAAATCTGGCTATCAAGTTCCTTATCCAAATTTAACCGCTGAAAAACCAGCATCAGTTGCCGCTACTGAAAATAAAACATTATCAAAAACTCAAAGTTCTGCTGCTTCAGCAGCCGCTTTAGGTTTATCAGCATCAGACCTTGCTCGACCATCTACTGTTGTAGAAAAAGTTGCTAGCGATGCTGCTAAAACAAAAGACCAAGTTCCACCAAAATGTTCTGGCAAATCAAAAGGTAAAACAACTCCTGCACTAACGGATGCCGAACAGCGCGAACAAGCGCTTGGTGTTGCAGAAGGTGCAGACTTTGCGTTACCTGAAACTATTTTTAATAACGTACCTAGCCTAAAGACAATTCTTGATCGTTATGTTGCCGAAGACTGGACTGCAGATAAACTTCGTAAAGCAATCCGAGATGATGTTTGGTACCGTCAAAACTCTGGTGCAATTAAACAGCGTTATGTGCAACTCTTTAACTACCGTGATTTAGTTAAGACTGGTCAGGCTCAAGGCACAACTCAATATGAGCAGGACATAGTAAAACTTGAGCGTCAGATTGCTGACAAAGCCCGTCAAGTAGGTTCAGCAATAGCATCAGATCCAACAGCGCTACGTAAAGCTGCTGAGAATATGTACATTACAAATGTAGGTATTGATGATGCAATGGTAACTGATTTTATCGCTGCTGCTATCCGACCAATCGGAGGCACCATCGGTGGTGTGGGAACAGAAGGATACTCCGGTCAGGCTCTTAAAGATTACCAAGCAATCCAAAGCATTGCTCGTGCTAACGGCTTCAGAGTTAAAGATATTATTCCTGGTGCTATGACTGAACGTCAAGTACTTGAAGGTATAGCAACCGGACGACTAGATGCAAACCGTATTGAGCAAGATGCTCGCAAGTTAGCAGCACAGGGCCAGCCACAGTATGTCCGTGACCTGCTAGGTCAGGGCTATAACTTGGATCAGGTCTACGCACCATATCGTCAGACAATGGCTAACCTGCTAGAAATCAACGCAGATGAAATTGATCTTAATGATTCGACGCTGCGTTCTGCTATTAGTGATAAGGGTGATATGAATGTTTTTGACTTTAAGAAGACTCTTAAACGAGATAGTCGTTGGCAATATACAGAAAATGCTAAACAAGAAGTATCAGATATAACACTTAAAATTCTACGTGACTTTGGATTCCAGGGGTAAAAATGACAACAGCACCTTTTGATCCATTCAACGATGCTTACCTTAATACTCTGCCACAATTTAATGTTTCAGCAGGTGCCACAGGTCCAACTGGTGCAACTGGACCGACAGGTACACCAGTAAAACCTAGACCTACACTTATATCTACCTACACTGATCCAGAGACTGGCGATATTGTTGATATCTATGACAATCTTGATGGACTTCCATATACAGAGACAATTCGTAAAAAAGGCACAAAGAAAGCCGATGCTACTGTAGCTGCTGAAGCACTTTCTGCACAAAGGTTAGCCGGTAAAACATCTGCCTATGATATTTTGTTTAGAGAATTTAAGGCAAATGGATTAGAAAGCCTTGTTCAAGCCGCTAAAGATGTTATTATGAATGAAGATTCAGATACAGGCCGTATTTTAGCATTGCGCGGTTCAGATGCTTATAAGTTGCGTTTTGGTGCAAACGCTAAACGTACTGCTAATGGCTTTGCGGCTATTGACGAAGCAACCTATCTTGACCTTGAAGATAAGTATCAATCAATTTTGCAGAACTATGGGATGCCAGAGAAGTATTACAAAAGAGGCGAACTAGGAGTTCAACAATACCTTGCAGATGCAATCGGTAAGAATATAGATGCAGTAACTTTTGAAGAAAGAGTTATTGAAGGTCAAAAGGTTGTTAAATCAAATAAGCAAACACTAGATGCTGCTAAGCAATTCTTCCCAACCTTAACTGATGGCGATTTCCTTGATTATGTACTTAATCCTGAGAACGCCGTTGAAGATATCAAGCGTAAGGTAACTGCTGCCGAAATTGGCGGAGCACAACTGGGTGCTGGGCTGCAAGCAACACTTGCCGGCGCTGAACTACTTGCGGCTAACAAGGTAACTGGCGCACAGTATCAAGCCAAAGCACCTGCTATCGCTGAAGGTACACTTCGCGGTGGACAACTTGCAGCTATCTATGGACAAGATCCATATACACAGCAAACAGCAGAGCAAGTAGCACTTAACATACCTGGTTCTGTAGATGCGCTAAAGCAAACTAAGAAGATTATCGGATTAGAAGGAGCCACTTTTGGTGGTAGATCCGGACTATCTGGCAGCGCACTAACCCGCGATCGCGG